TCGTCCAGCCACTCCCATACACGCCCCACGGCATCTACAACACCCACGGAAGAAACGGCATTTACTACGCTGCCCGTTACGCCTCTGCCTGTATTGCTGGTGGCGCTCCATGCGTTTGTATTTGCGTTATCCAGTCCGGCAGGGCTGCCAAAAGCATAAGCGCAAAACTCTGCATAGTTCGGCAGACGCTTACCGCTCTTTGCCAGACGTTCTACAAAGTTGTACCAGTTCATGCTTTCTGTACCCGTCATAGGTGCGCAGCCGTACTCTGATTTCAAGCCCTTCGCTCCGTCGTCAGAATTAAGGTAAATGTCTACCCATGTGCCGCCGCCTAAATATACCATACCCTCTGGGCTGCATTTCGGGCGGTGTCCCAGTGTCCATACAGAACGTGGTACAATGCCGTTGCTTACTGCACTTTCCCAGCCTGTGCCAAAAATAACGCTGCTGCCATTAAGCGGCTGTAAATTGCTGTCCACCTTGCGGCAGCGTCCATAATGAAAGCCGCCAATTTTACGGCTGTTTGTAGCGTTCCAGCCTGTCGGGTATGTAGAGTTAAGGGAAATTACGTATTTCTCGTCTGCGCTGTCAATTCTGCTGTCGCAGATATATACGTAATAGTCCTTACCTACCGCAAAAGCGCTGCCTGCGTCCAGATTAGCAGCCGTAAGAATGGTATTCGCTGTCTTGAAAATTCCAGCGCCGCCCACGGCAATTACGCAGCCCTCTACTACTGTCAGCTCATTTGCTCCGCTGGCGTAAATGTACTCATTGCTCGGTGCTACAATATCGCTGATTGTAGCCATTTTATTTACGTTCAAAAGCGCCCTTGCGTCGGTCTTTGTAACGTCGTCCACTAATAATCTACTCATACTGCTTTAATACTCCTTTCAGTGCTGCAATGTCGTCTGTTGTCATTCCTGCCACGGTGTCTGTGCGTTCCAGCGCAATTACCTTGCAGCCCGCTTTTACCGCTTTGGAAAGTGTAAGGGCTGTTCTGTCGTTTCCTGCCTCTCCTGCTGCCGCTGCCTCGTCGGTCTGGATATGTGTTACTCCCTGCACCGTGCCGGATACGTCGCCCGCTACGAATTTCATACCTACCGCTGCCTCGTCGCAGTAATATACCGTAACCGCCTTTTTCTCTTCCTCTACAGCTGCTACGCCGCACTCAATATAACGCTGGTTCTCTGCGCTCTCGATTTTCGCCAGCAAATCTGCTGCCGCCAGTTCTCCGCTTGCTACCATAGCAAGGCAGTTGTAATAATCCTCTTTTGTCTTTAATACTTTAGGAAATCCTTTCATGGTCTGCCGCCTTTCTAAAATGTATTTGCAAGATAGGAATTACCCACGTAGGTAGCCCCTAACACTGCCGTTTCTACTGTTCTTTCGTAATGCTGGCTCATGTATGCTGCACCCATGTAACACAATCCCAATACAGCATCATGCTTATAGTCAATGCCCCAGCCGCTTTCTACTCTCTTAAGTCGCTCGTCCAGCGCTGCTATTGCCTCTTTGGTTTCTTTCGTGCCTGCCTCTGCCTGCTTTTTCACTTCCTGCATGGCTGCTGCCAGCTCTTCAATTTGCAGTTGCAGGCTGCCTGCTATGTCCTCGCCCAGCTTGTCCTTGATACTCTCAAACCATGTGTTAAATTCGTTTTCAGCGTCCGACTGGAATAGCTTAATTTTTGCCATAAATTCTGTATAGGCGCTTAAAAGTTCCTTGTCCCAGTTGTCAAGCGTGCTTTCAAAACTGCTGTATCTTTCGTTAAACTGGCTCTCATACTGCGCAAATAAGCCCTCTGTCTTGCTTACGTAGCTGTCATATACGCCCGCAATCTCTGTAAGGTACTTTTCCATGTTCTGCTTATATGTGCTGAACTCGTCCAGCACGGCTGCGCTGTAGGTGTTGAAAAAGTCTGTAAACTGCTTTGTAAGCACGCTTGCGTCTATCTCTTCCACCGTTCCCGTCACAATGCCGCAGACTGCGCTATTAAACCGCTGGTCTGTGATATTCTGCGTCTGTATCCTTGTTACGCCCTTGCCTACGTAAATATCTGCAAGCGCAAGCTCCCATATTTCCGTAGTGCGTGTTACTGCCGTTGCTGTCGGCTTTGCAGACGGTGTGCCTTTCAGCACCGCAATATACATATCTCTTTGCGGCAAATCCCAGCGAACTACTACCCTGTCCACCCTGTTAAGCGCTCCCTCTGCCGTATCCAGTGTTACGCTAAGCGTTGCAGGATTTCTAAAGGCGTAGCCGTTTATAAAGGCATAGCCTGCATTTACTTTTATTTCCATGCCGCTGTAAGCTACCACCTGTAGCCCGTCGCTTGGCTTTGGAAAAATGCCGTTTGCAATGAAAGTAGCAAAGTACCACGCCCAATCCTCGGCTTTATATACCCTGTCGTACTCTCCGTCTACTGCCACGGCATTAAACGGTAAGCTGTTTGCCATTTCTGCTACCTCACTTTCCTAATCTGGTCTACCAGTGTCGGCAGGCTGTCGCCAAAAGTCGCCTCTATGGTTTCCTCGCCTTTCTGGTATGTTTCTGTTACTTCTGTAATGCGTGCATCTATCTGTATGCCCCACTTGGTTTCTTTGCAAGTAATACGGTCGCCTAAATCAAAATCAGCCTTAAATTTTAAGTTTGAATTTGTATTTATGGTACTTACAAAATTTATGTTCTTGCCGTAGTTTTCCAGCTCTGCGCTGCCTCTCGTTTTCAGCATTGCAATATAGGTATTCAGCGGTATTGTTACCTCTGTTTCCCCCTGCTGGTACTTTCTGGCAATGTCCGTAGCGTCGCAGAATACCTCTATCAAATCCAGCCCCGCTGCGCCCTCGCCGTCCACTGTTGTTACTGGCTGGCTGCCGTCGTCGTCAGCTGCTCCCTGCACATAAATAAAGTTGCCGCAGTTCTCTATACTGGCGGTATATTCCTGCTCGTTGACATTATCAAAATCTCTTGAAAATATGCAGGGCGTGTTACCCTCGGTATTTGTGGCTGTAAGGTCATTGCCCTTATACAGATAAAAGCCAAACAGTCCCTCTCTTTCGTTAAGCAGAATGTCATAGCCCAGCTTTCCAGCCTGCGCCCTTGCTTTTACTTCCTGCCCCAGCTGTGCGTATACCTCGTTTGCATATTCAACCGCCACACCGTCTATGGTTTCCTGCGCCAGAAATGTAAACAACGGAAAGCGCCGCTTTGTGCCTGCTGCGCTGCCGCAGTTGTTCTTTACCATAAGGTTTATAAGATACTGGTTTGTACCTGTTGCCACAATCTGCGGATAAATGCAGCGCTTATTAAGCCACCAGCTAAGCATATAGCCCTGTGCCTCTAACTGCTCTAAGCCGTTCTCGTCTTTTGTAATGTGTACGTAGGTTATCTGCGCTGCCCTGCGCCATACGCCGCCGTCAGCTGTCTTTACTTCCTTTTTCCCGTCGTGCTTGGTTATTAAATTGCCCTCTACCAGCAAACGGCTGTTATTGTCCGTAATCGGCGCAAGCAGGCTAAAAGTTCCTACGTCAAAATACTTTGTATGCCATAGCAGGCTTGCCAGCTCGTCTATAGCTCCCAGCGGCTGCACCGTCTTATCGAATACTCTAAGCTCCATACCGTCACACTCCTAAAAATTCCTTGCTGTAGAATATGGATACTTCCAGAGAATTTACGCCGCTGGCTGCATCATATCTAAACATATTGTCGCCTATGGCAAGCTGCATAAATGTACTGTCTACATCAATGTAGCGGAAATAGTCGGTTTCTACGCCGTCCCTTATCAGCTTAGCGCCCTTGCTGCCGTACTTCGTGTTAATCTCTATCACGTCGCCCGTTTTCATGGTGGCGTTAATCTGTATAAATTCCTCTGTATCCACATTAAGCAGTATCGGGTTTGAAACTGTCCCCAGTGCTGTAAACCTTATCCTCATTCCTGTGGATACGTCGCCCTCGTTGTAGCAGTCCACTATTACGCTTTCCGCTCGGTATCCGTATATCATGCTCTTTGTGCTGTCCTTTTCGATAACGCAAGGGAAATGCCACGCAGCCACCCAGCTTGCTATATCTTCCTTTGTTTCTTCCTCCTCCCGCCAGAACGGGTTAAGGCACTCTATCTGTAAATCAAACTCATAAAGTACCTCTTTCTTTAGTATCTTAGGCTCTCCATACGCCCTGCAATCAATCACACGCTTAAAGCCGCCGTACTCATACACCAGCGTAGCGCTAAGCTCTGGGTTAAATATCTTAAGCATACGGCGGCGCAGTTCCAATGCCTGCGCCTTATCCCGTGTGTTGATATGCCCCACTACGTCTATGTCCCTTGCCTCGATACGCTGCCCTACGTAGGTGTCGCCGTGCTGTCCCATACTGTTTGTGCTGTAAATGACGCTCGTAACGCCGGAAATGCCCTCTACGTCTTTACTTATGTTGCAATGGTATACGCTGTCTACTCCCAGCTCTAACCGCTCGCCCCTTGAATTTATGTAAGTCAGTTTTTCATTTTCCATGCGTTACACCGTCCTTGCTATCATTCTGAACTGTCGGGCTGCCTCTTTCTGCTGCTTTGCATAGTCCGTGGTATTCGCATAAATATACTGATTGACAACTACGCCGCCTGCTGCACTGCCGCCACCTCTCGGCTTTGGCTTTTTGTCGTCGTAATCGTCTGTAAGCTCTTTGCCTACGTTTACCTTTGCGCCTACGTCGAACTCCTGCGGTACGCTGTCCTCAATCATTTTCTTAACGCCGCCGATTTCATCAGAAAAGCCAACGCCGATACCCTGCGCCAGATATACGCCGATTTCGTCACGCATCAGCTTAGACGGGCTGTTAATTCCAAATAATCCCTTAAGGAAGTCGGTAACATTACCTACCCAGCCGCTTATTTTGTCCTTTATCCACTGCGTAGCTCCATGTATGCCGTTCCAGATGCCCTCTACCATGTTCTTACCGAACCCAGCAAACGTACTGCCAATATCCTTAAATACGTCGGTTATGCCAGTAATTACATTTTTCATGCCCTCTACGGCTTTGTTCTTTACTTCTGTACCCCATGTAGCCACTTTGGAAATTGCGCCGGAAATGCTGTTGTATATCTTCTCTGGTATTTCCTTTACGATAGTAACAATGCCTGTTACCATTGTATTCATTACCTCTTTGGCTTTCGTAAGCATATTTGTACCCCACGTAGCCACTCTGGTAACTGCTCCTACTATGCTGTTCCAGATTTTCTGCGGTACTTCTTTCACGATAGTAACAATGCCTGTTACCATTGTGTTCATTACCTCTTTGGCTTTCGTAAGCATATTTGCGCCCCATGTAGCCACTCTGGTAACTGCTCCTACTATGCTGTTCCAGATTTTAGCAGGCGTTTCTTTCACAATCGTTACAGCGCTTAAGTTATCCTCTGTAAAGCGTTTCCGCTCTTTCTTTATATCCTCTGGTTTCAGCATATTTGCCACCTTTGCCAGAAAACGGATATTTGCAGAATTTTTTACAGCGTTTATAATTCCCTCATTCTGCGTATGTATCAGCTGCATAGTTGGTGCAAGTGTGCTGTTGTCCTCTCCGAAAAGGTCGTCTTTATATTCAAAGTCTGTCATAATGCCTACACGCTCAAACTCAATAGCGCCATAGCTGCCATTTGCAAACAGATACCGTAAATATAATTGCCCCTCACTCTCTACCACCTCGCAGCGTTCAGCCCGCAGCGGATACCAGCCACATAAGCGCCCGTATTCGTCCTCGATAGGTATAATAAAAGCGGTGTGTTCCACCGCTACATACGTTGCCAGACGCTTTATAAATTTTGTTGTATCCATGAAGTAGTTGGGTTTATGCTGCAATGTCTTTTCCAGCGATTTAAGGGCGCTGCCCTCTATCTCCGGCTTTAGTTTGCTGCAATGTGTAGCAAAATTATTTATAGCCGTTCTGGTTAAATCCATTTCATACACGCCGCCGCTAAAGCTGGTAAACGTCGGGCTGTATCCGTTCAGCATTTTGAAATAATTACCTATGGCTTTTAATTCTTTGCCATGGAAAAGATAGTCTAAAAATTTCATGCCGTTTACACTCCTTTCTATGCGGCATTTTTAAGCAGCTCGCCGCACTCTTCCCAGTATTTCTGCCGCACGGTCATTGCATCTATGACAGATACAAAGCCGTCGATATGCGCCCGCTGCTCGATTTTTATAGGTCTGAATTTTCTTGTTTCCATGTTGTGCTTAAGCGCAACATTTAAGAAATGTGTCTTTAGTAAATTGTTGTCGGCAATCTTAAAATCGCCGTCTTTTATGATGCCCTCAAACTCCCGTATAACTGGTGTAAGGTTTTCGCCTTGGTAAACGTCGTCCATGTGAAAGCCATAATTTGCCATATCGGTAATAAGGTACTGGGCGCTGTATCTGTCGTAGCCGATTTTCAAAGGTCGTATGCCGTAATCTTCCAGCAGCATAGTAAACCAGCCGTAAACGTCGTGGTAGTCTACGTAATTCTCGCCGCTTAAGGTTATCAGCCCCTTTTTAACAAATATGTCATACGGCACACCGTCCGTAGCCTGTAAGTATTCCAGCCTGCCCCGTGGCATAAAGAACTGCGTAAACGCATACAGCGTGCCGTCTTTCTGAATAACCACACTTGCTGCCGTTAAGTCCGTTGTCTGGCTTAAGTCAATACCGCCCACTGCGTAGCAGTCCCTAAAGTCCTCTAAGGTCTTTTCTACTCCGGCGTTCTCTACTGTCTGATATTCCAGCCATGCAATAGAGCTGTTCTGCTTAATATTGCAATACTTTGTAAGGAACTCTGCTTTTTTACTTAAGCTGCCCTCTGCTACGGCTATCTCGTCCATAAAGAAACTTTCTTTTACGGATACACCCATGTTAGGGTTAGCCTTTTTCAGTTCGTCTATGTCGTTCCACTTCTCCACATCATCAATCATGTAAAGGAATGGTAATAGCCTGCGCTCTTTGCTGTTTCCTTTTAAGAAACTTGTGCTACGTTTCATTAGTTCATCATAAATACTGTCGTTGATATATCCGGCAGTGCTTATGCTCAATATCATAGGTTGAGTACGTGCGCCTAAAGCGGATTTCATAACCTCATACTGCTTTAGTCCAGCGTCCCCGCTCCATGCTGCCATTTCATCACATACCACAAGCTGCGGGTTAAATCCGTCTGACTTCTTGGCATTAAAAGCAATCGGTTTTATTACCGTGTTGCTCTCCGCAATATAAATATCGCTGCGCCGTTTCTTTGCCAGCTCCGCTAACTCGTCCTCTGCCTGTACCATTTGATAAAATCCGTCATACACCAGCGCCGCTTGGTCTAATTTCGGCGCTAAGCAGTATATTTCTTGTCCATACTCCGGCTCTAAGTACGCCATATATGCAATAATCGCAGATGCAAATAAACTTTTTCCGTTTTTTCTTCCAATTACAATAAAAATTTCACGGAAAATACGTATTTTTTCTGCGTCTTGTATGCCAAAAATAACAGAAACTATGGCTTTCTGCCATAGCTCCAACTTGATTAAATCATTACGCCCCTTGCTGTGGTGGCAAAAGTTCTCTATGAACCGTATAGCCTTATTTGCAGCCTTTGCATTAAAAAAATACTCCTGCTTTTGCAGCCCGTTTATAATGATTTCGTATATTTTCTTTATCCATTTTCCCGCTATGATTTCGCCGCTTGTAATCTTTGCGTGGTACTCATAGATATAGTTTCGATAAGGCGGCAATATTGCTTACTCTTCCCGCAAAGCTGCCAGCCTGCTTGTCTTTCGTTTCGCAGCTGGTACTAATTCCGTAAGCTGCTTAATCACTGCTGCATAGTTCTTACTAAGCGCTATGTAAGTTTCTGCCTCTGGGCTTTTCTTTGTCCCCCACTGGTTCTGCCCGTTCTGGTACTCACTCGTCCAGCCGTCTTTTTCAAGTTTCGCCTGCAAGTCGTCCAGCTCAACGCTCATAAATGCAGCCTTTTCTATCAGCGGCGTTACTAATTTTCTTTTGTTTTCGTCTAAGTCCTTGAAAATACCCTTAAGTCTGGTCTTTTCGGTCTTTATCCTCTGTTCTTTGGTTTTCTCTTTCTTTGTTGCCATTCCTTTACCCCGCTTTCCATTCCTGCGCCGCACCACACCCCCTACACCACCCGTGCGCACGCCCGTAGGGTAATTTTAGGGTATCCCCCTCGGTATTCGCCCCCTTTAATTATTTTTCTGATATGGGGGGAGTATGCCGCCATTCTCGTCGAACCGATACCGCTTATGTCTCTCCTGTTTGTGGTGTTCCTTGTTGTGGCAGTCTTGGCACAACGCCTCTAAGTTATCCCAGCATAACGTAACGCTTATGTCGTTTATGTTCTCTCTGTTAAGCCAGCGCTTATGATGCACTATCTTTGCGGGCTGCCCGCAGCGTTCACAAATATAATCTTGTGACATTAAATAAGCGGCTCTGGTTTTTTCCCATGCCGCTGATAAATAAAAACTCTTAGCCCATGCTTTCATACTGTCCCCTCTCTTTCTTCATTCCCCAGCGCCCTAAGTTTCATGCGCTGGGTGGAGGCTAAAGAATGAATAGAAAAAGAGTAGGCAACTGCTGCCGCACATGGCTTAAGCTATCGCCTACTCATTTCATGCTACCATTGTATCTCTTTTGTTTTCCCATGTAAACACCACGTTTTTACCATTACTTTACCA